ATCAACTTTAAATTGAGTATATTTACCTGTGGCTTGATATGTTCTAGCAGCTTCATTAAAAAGTTCAGTATTAACAAATTTGCCAGGTCTAATATTTAAAAGAAAGCCACCACTATCTCCAATTAAAAAGTTATTATGAGGGTCATACCATCCACAATCACTAGCTTTCTTATACTTTTTCTCTTTATCAGGTTCTTCAATGTATTCTAGAAAAGGATATTTACCATCAGCCATAATATTTTATTTAACTAGTAAACAAACAACAAAAGCGATAGCGCAAACAGCACCACCGCTTACCAAATATCTATTCTTACGTTTAATACGTTCAATAGACTTATTTAAATTATCATTTACTTTATTACTATTATCAAGATTATTTTGTAAAGTTTCAACTTCTTTATAAAGAGCATTATATTTAATCTTATGGAGATTAATTATACTATCTTGTTCGTTAATAATATCTTTATAAAGTTTAGCTTTAATAATTTTAGTATTAGCAATCTTAATCATATTAATAGGGACAAGAACAGTTGTATCAGTAGTGTTGACTCCCCGTGGAGGATGCACTACATTATCAATCTCACTCTGACACCAACTTCTTGAATAACTCCCAAGTAGCACTGTCATTAAGACTAATAACTTTATCTTCAATATCTTTTTCATGTTCTTTAAGTTTATAAACTATACTTTCTCTTTCAGTTATAACTAACTGTATAGAATCAATCCGAACATGATTAATAGCGGTGTCACTTTTATTATATGAATTGACTTCTACACTAAAACGACTTATTGATAAATACAGAGTAACACATAAATTAATAATCGCTATTATAAATATTGCTATCAGCATCTTCTTCATAATTCTATACAGTATTAAGTTAATCTTTTATTTCTATAAGTTTATTAAGTAAATCAAGATTCCATCTACCAGTTTCTTTAAGACCAAGAACTCTTTGAGCCATCTTGATAGCTGCAACTTGACCACAATTCACGTTAGTATCAAATAATTGTTCAGCAACTCTCTGACTATTAAAATCATCAAGTTCAAATACATCCCAATAACCTATTTTATACTTTTCCCAAACAAGTTTCTGAAGCTGAACATCATTATCAAGCTTAGACTTAAACTTTTTACTACCAACAGTATAATGTTTCTTATAAGAATCAATCATAGTCCAACCTTGCCAAGTAGGATTATATTTACGACTGATACCTCTATAAGTTTCTCCACCAGCATCATCTTTATCGTTTACATAACCACCTTCTTTAATAGATAGTTTTTTAAAAGCATCTCCAAAGTAAGCCATAATTTAATTTATATAAGGATTAGTACAATATCTAAAACAATCAACAGCATCATAATATTCATCTTCATCAAATTCTTTAATTGTAACCCAAAACCAAAGAACTTTAATTTGAACTTTATAAATCACAAATTCAAAGTCATCACCAATATGATGTTCATCGCCAATTAATCTTATATTTTTTCTACGATTAATAATATACATAACTTATTCATCAAGAGTTCTACGAATCCAACCTCTAAGATATTTGATATTATTTCCTTTACCAGCAATATCATTATAATATCTAATACGTTCAAGTTTATATTTAGCTACAAAATAATCAGCACTAATAGTAGTATCAGATTTATAAGCGTTAAGAGAATCTTGAGTTCTACGAAGTAATTCTTTAGTTAAAACTAATTCATTAACAGCAGTAGAATCAGTAACAGGAACATAACGAATTTCAGGAACTGGAGTAATACGTTTAGCACATCCACTAGATAAACAAATAGCAAATATAACTAAAACAATAAAACCAATAATTACTCCAATTAAATTGTCTTTATTTAATTTCATATAGCAAGTTTAAATTGAGTTTGAACACCACTAGCTTTAATTTGTAATTCTCTATCTTTAAGAACTTTATTAATATCATCACGTAGATAATTCATAGTAAAGAATTTAGTAGTTTCAATAGGATTTTCTTTAATATGATAAAGACCATCAGAAAATCTTTTTGGCATACCATATTCATTAAGTTCAAAATCACTATCAATATGACATAACCAAATACCTTTAATAGTTAAACCAAGTATATATTCAACAGCAAAAGCATACATACTAAGTTGAAGATTATATATAGCACCATTACAATTAGGAAGATGATTAAGAGGAGCTAAAAGTCGTTCATCTTTATCAATCCAAATATTAGTTTGTTGTGCAGGTTTAACTGTTTTATCTTTCTTATAATAACCACTACTAAATCTTAATCCACCACGATTAGTTTTCCAATCACCTACAACAGCACAATTAGTATCTTCATTAACTAGAAGAATATCAATAGTTCCACTAATTAACCAATCTATAAGAAACATACCAATCTCACTATAAATCTTATATCCTCTTTCAGTGTACATTTTAAACGCATCATAAATAAGAGGATAACGATTATTTGTAAGTTCAATAAAATCTTTAAGATTAAGAAGTTTATAATTAGCACCAAAATTTGGAATATCAGCAATAGTAACCATTACACCATCTTCACGTTTATCAAGATAATTAATAGCTTGTTGAAACATAGATGCCCCTTTAACGCCATCTTCAAGACCATTATGAGTATTAGTTCCACGTTCACAAGCTTCTTTAGTAATAGTTGACCATTGTTCCTCTAGTTTCTTCTCGCTTATTCCTAGTTCTTTAGACTTTTTTCTCAACCAATAGTTCTTATCGAACTTCGGTTGATATCCATGAATGATAGTAGTGGTTGAAATATAATCATTACCAAGACTATCGTTATACTTATGTTCTTCTTCATGAAAAATAAGTCTAATATCATTATATCTTTTATCTCTAAGTTCCATATTAATATTATTAAGTTCAACACTAGCTTGGACCCGCTTCGGCACTACGTGCCTACGCTAGACTCCCCGTGGAGGATGGAGTAGATTAGCATCAGCTTATTCCTCAATCATACTACTAGTAATTTCAACTCCACCTCTACCAGCAACATTCTCTTGTTCATACAGAAGATTTTCTTCAGCTACATTAAGAGCTTTAATCGTGTTTGGAAACTGATTAGCTAAATCATTAATTTGTTTCATATAACCAATAACAACTGGAACATCTTCTAGACTAGCACCATCAGATAACTTGTCATTCAGCAACTCATTTAATTTGCTAGCAGCTAGAGCAACATTATGAATACCACGCTTAATATTAAGTACAGCTTCCATACCTGCACCAGCTTTTTGATTATAATATCTTTTAATAAGTTTCCAAACAAGAATATCAGGTTGATAATTTTTAGGTAAATCAAAATTTTCAATAGCTTTCTTAAGAGCTTCTTTTTCACTAAGACCTTCTTGTAGACACGGACCTTTAGGGTCACCAAGATAATAAATAACTCCAACTTCTTTAACATACATCTCTTTATTAGGAGATTTATCTCTAGTATAAAGAAGACTAACATCTCTATCAAGAAGTTGTTTAAGTGTAGGAGCTTTTGGCATACCAGTTTCATCTATGGTCAGCATCCAATCCAATTCCAAACCGTTCATATATTTCTTCTACTTCTTCATCAAATTCAATAATTTCAAGTTTACCCATAGCATATAGCCAAAGATTAGCATAAGCAGCACTATGTTTTTTACTTAGTTTAATCCAAATAGGAAGAAGTTTCTTTTTAAATTTAAGTTCAGTCTTAATCTTTTCTTCTTCTTCATAATGTTTTTGCTTTTCTTCTTCCATAACTTTAGCAGTATATTCTTTATACTCTTCTCTAGTCATAGTTTTTCTAGCTTCTTTAAAGTCTTTATAATGACTAATAAGTTTGGAACGATACCAATTCTTTTGAATAGTACCAATATGAGGAATAGCAACACATTTATCTTTTCGTATATTAATACTAGCTTCTTTTTCAAGACTTTCAATAATAGATTTACAAAGTATTCTATCATCACCTTGAAACCCAATATCATCTAATATATTATTTATATCTTTATAAATAAGAATATAATCATCATCAAAATCTTCATGAGAACTAGTATTAGCAATATTAAAACTAGTATTAGTCTTAAAATCCATAATTGAAAGTTTAAGAACTCTTCTTAAATTACTACTATAAACAAGAACACAAGTACCTATAATTTTAAATTATACATAAGTAGTTTTAAGAAGAGTTCGATTATTTAGACGAAATGGCTAATTAGCTTTTTCAGCAGAATGATAAACAAAAGGATTAATAGCTTTATGTTTATCAGTAATAGCAGCTCTTAAATCATTAATAGCTATAACTTTAAATTCAACAAACCAAACTTTTTGTCCTTTTGTATATCCTTGATTTTGTCCAAAAGTACCAACAGTAATAGAACGAGTTAGTTCAGTATCATTAGTAATATACTTATTAACAAATTGAGGACTAAGAACATTATGTTTAAGATAAAGATGATAACCACGTTCAAGAGTAGAACGGTCAATTATAATCTTATCCATTTGATTCATACCAATAAGTTCAGCATCTTCTTTACTAATCTTAGCAATAATTGGCATAACCTCAACTGTACTTACTTTACTATTAATAACACCGAACAAACTTTCATTTTGGCAAAGAGCAACAACACAATAATGTTTAGCAATAACTACATTAGTAAGAACAGCGTCAAGTGCTTCACTTGTTATTTCGCTAATGTCAGTAGGTATTTGAATACCAAAATCTTTAAATTTACTTTCAACTTTAATCATAACACTAAATTATTTAGTTTTAATAATACTATCAATACCAATATTTCCAAGTTTAAGTTTACTAGGAACTTTAACTTCTTTTTTATTCCTTTCACCACTATGAAATTCTCTAGTGTATTTAGGTTTAGTTTCACTTTTATCTTTACCCATAACTTAATTGTTTTTAGCAAATGTAAGAGTTTGAATGAATCTACCAAGAGAAAAACTATTTTTAACATTTCAATCGTAGAGGATTATATGATTATAAATATGCAAGTCATACTCCCCGTGGAGGATGGAGATAAGCTAGACTTAATCATATTAGTATTAATAATATTAATAAAGATAATGATAATGATTAACTTGATGTGATTGATACTGATTATATCCATCCTCCACGGGGAGTATAGCGGAGAGCGAAGCTCGGAGCGGGTCATAACGAATCTATTAATGCTGATTATATTAATATTATATATAATATATATCTATATAGATACTATTGCTAACTTATAATTATTTGATTATCAATAAGTTACAATATATAACTTGTTCCATCCATGGAACACATTTCGCTATTTATTTGCTATATTTGTTCCATGGGTGGAACACATTTCGCTAATTTCCTAGAGTAATATATTTTTATGTTGAACTTAATAATGTTATTGTTATGACTTTTAAAGAAGATTTTAAACCTAGTAAAGTTTATAATAAACTTGTTAATGATGTTTGTTATAATGCTGATTGTTTAGAAGAATTTGAAAAACAAAGACTTGTTGTTGCTAATCCTTTTAGCTATAATAAAAGTACCAGAACTGGTATAGTTGCTGAATTTGATAATGGTTATCATCTTAGTAAAGAAGTTGGTATTAAACGTAATTTTGTTACTATTGGTATGAGAGTTTGGGATATAATAAGAAAAAATAGATATGCTGTTATTATTTCTTTTATTGGTTATATTGCTGAAAATATTAAATTTAATAGTAATGTTATTTATATTTCTCATGATTTAATTAAAGGTTATGGTTTAGTTAAACCTAATCGTAGAGATTACTATAATGCCATTGCTTATCTTGAAGATGAAAATATTATTAAAAGAACTAATTTACAAAATATTTATGTTGTTAATCCTATTTACATATTTAGAGGTGATGTTAACAAACTTATTAATATTATTAGTGAAGCTAAATTAATAAAAACTTTTGATGATAAAGATAGACTTATAGTTGATAAATTTGTTTTATTTAAAAATGATACTGATAAAGGTATTGTAATTGCGAATAAAGATTTGTATGCAACTGAAGTTGTAGATATTGGCGAGGACTGAATTAAATATAATAGTAATGATAGTAAGAATAATGACGAAAATACTGAAGATAAAAATTATGAAGATAATAGTAATGTATATTAATGTTTTGATAATGATAGTAAGAATGTTAAAGATGATAGTAAAAGTGATAGTATTGAAAATAGTGTATGTTGGTGTTTTGATGAGGCTAGTGAGTATAAGGGGTGGGTCATTAAACTCATCTTGGACACCCCCGTCAAGTTCTAGGAGAAAGTAATAACGAAGATAATAATGAATAATATAGTAAAGATAATGGTAATTAAATGATGATAAAAGATGATGAGAATGAGAATGAGAATGAATAAGATGATGAGAGTGATAGGGATAGGGATAGGGATAGGGGTAGAGATGGGGATAGGGATAGGGA